CTCCTATTCTGGTGTAAAATAAGAGGGCAGTATCCCGTCCAAAGTTTACTGCCCTCTTGCCGTCCCCGGTGTTGGTAGCACCGGGGGCGGTTTTTTGTCTTATCCTGCTGCTGATATCGTCATAACAGACGAATATCCTATGTTCTCGTTTCCTTTGATATCATATATTATATGGATGCCATCCTTTTCCCATTCTTGGCCTGTGTATCCATCATCTGTCCAGGTTTGATCGACATAATCCGCAATTTCCTGGCCAAGGCCGAGTGCCGAAAGCAATTCCTTATAATACTGAGTTGTAGCGGAATCACCACTCAATACGGCGGACTTTGTTTTACCATTTTCATCCCCTGTAACGGTTAAAGACCCTGATTCTTTACCAGATGCCTCTACATATAAGATGCAGTCATTTCCTTGTGTTTCTGGGTCGGATATTTTGAGGTCGAGCAGTTCGGCAACACCGCTGCTATCCGTCAAAACGTTATTTGCAAACAGGTTACATACTTGCTCGGGAGTAAACGTAGAAAGAGCAACGTCTTCCCCAGTGTTCTCCCCACCGCAAGCGCAGAGTGACAAGGTCAAAAGGGATCCAAACAACAACGCAAACACTCTCTTTTTCATTTATAGTCCCTCCGAATATTATTCTTACCGCCCCCGGCGGTGGATTCATTCTCTAAATTCCTCTGGCAATCGGACGGAGTGCTGCATAATGACCCGCCCTAAGCAAGCGAAAGAGAGGCCGCTGTCGGCATCAATGAAGCGGTCGGCATCTTCCCGGTCCCGGTTTAGGGAAATGAGGTTGACATTACCTTCTTCATCTTTGGCGTATTGCTTACAAAGAATATCGCCGTCACAGTAGAATATCCCGACATCTCCGTTTGCTATGGGGTCGTGGTTCACGTAGACGATGCTACCATTTATAATATAGGGTTCCATGGAATCGCCATCGATCTTCACGGCGAAATCCGCAAAGGCGGGGACCTCTCCACCAACTTCCAGATATTCAAAATCTTCCCCAAAGGCAGGGGAGGCCAAGCCGGCAGCGGCAGGAGTGTAATAGAGGGGGATCACTCGGGCCTCTTCTTCATCAATGATTCCCTGCGTGGACTTGGAGCGGGCCTTTTTCCGCTCTTCGGAGACCCGTTGCTTTTGGTCTGCCATAGTGACCTGTACGGCACGTTTGCCGGGCTTGTCCAGGCCACGATAATCATCGACAAGAATCTTCTCCTCATCCGTGTAGGATGGGGAGTTTTTTGATTGTTGGGGGTTATCTGACACCTTATGCGGATCATCAGAGAAACCCATAAGATAATCAATAGTAACACCGTACTTTCTTGCCACAGCGATCCAAAAATCAGATTTAGGCTCTCTTGCGCCAACCTCATATCCATTGTAGGTAGAAAGACCGATGGATAACGATGCAGCGAAATCTTTCTGTGTCATGCCAAGGGATTCCCGGAAGGCTCTTAAATTCTTGTACATAGGGCACCTCCTTTTACAGCCATGATAATACGCAAATTACAGAATGTCAATAGAAAAATCCGCAAAATGGGGAATTTGATATTGACATAATCCGCGTATTGAGTTATCATAATTATGAAATCCGCGTATCGCGTATCGGAAAAGGGAGTGATGTTTATGCGTGTGAATATCGAGGCAGAGCGAGCGAGGCTCCAAATGACCAAAACAGATATGTGCAAAGAACTGGGAATAACCCTGAAAACTTACAACGAGTATATCCGGGGGAGTGTGGTTCCCTCTACAGTTTTGGAAAAGCTGAGAAATCTGACCGGAAGATCCGTGGATTACCTTTTGGGTTTGACGGATGTAGTGGGCTGAGAGAGGAGGTGAAACAATGGGAAGGTACTTTGAAACCCCGTTCGGTCTTATTGGGATCGAGACCTTTTATTCAAATAATGAGCCCTTGGCCCAAGAACTACGGTTTTCTGTACCGTTCGCCGAATGGTCTGAATTTGAAAATTCACAGTTGTATCAGCTTCTAATCGAGTATACGGACAATCTACAAACTCGATATAGGACAGCTCCGCATCGCGGGGATGAATACGTATCGGGAAGCGAACCGACACCACGCTATTCCACGCAGGAGGCGTACCCCGAACCTTTTTGGGTTCGAGTTCGCAGGGTGTTCCACAAAGGGAGCAAGACGAGGAGGCTATGATTTCGGTAATCATTATCATTATTTCTCATGTGTTTATTATTTTTCAAACAAGTTTTATGTTCCTCAGTTCATCCAAGGAATGGAAGAAGAAAGGAGATGATCGCGACAATAGCGGCAACACCTCCTATAATTTCAAAGAATGTTTTTATTTTGGGGTTAAGGTATTCTCGTTTCTTTCCTTTCTCTGGATGTGCTTTCTCTTCGCTATCCTGCTTAAGATAAAGGTATTCTAATCCAGAAACGGTTAGCCGGGGCGTAGAAATATCTGCAACAATTCTGCCACTTATCATGGTTGTCATTTTTATTCCGGAAATGTACCCCTTTTGAACACAAGCATCTAACGCGAACATGAGGTCTTGGTCGAGCTCTGGGAGGTCTCTTTCGGAATCTATGCACGACAAGATGAAGTGCATGTTTGAAATCAAAACTTCGTGGGAATTCGGCATATGTTCAGTTCTCCTATTGTCGCTCCTTTTTATCTATTTTAATTGCGTTGGAAGGAGGAATCGCATTGCAGGAACTCTTCACCTGCAAAGAAGTGGCAGCCCGGTACAATGTTTCCGAAGACACCGTCTGGAGGTGGATTCGGACCGGGAGGTTGAACGCTGTAAAAATCAACAGTAGAAACTACAGGATAACGATGGAATCTCTGGAGGCGTTTGAGAAATCTCAATAAAACAAGGTGGGAAATGCTCTCCAAAACATCCCCCACCCCGCTGGAATTTTTACGCGCCGTGCCATGCATGAGACTTGGCCAAGTCTCAATGACGAGTTGGAGCTCGCCATTCTTGTGGCACCCTGCAACTCACGCAGGTCCAGACTGCGGAATATGTAGGAATGACTTACTTGGAAAGCTGCCCTCAGATCAAGACCAGCTGACGGTTCTGAAATTCCTGCACGCATCGGCAATTCGGTTTCAGCAACGGGCACAAAAGACTATGTACACTCCTCTTTTGTGCTGTCTCTCTGATTCAGCGCGAACGTAGCAAATGCAAAAATTCGGTCATACGACCACCTCCTTGCATTTTATTGCAACAACAATATAGCACAAAAACAAACAAAACACAAGAAAACAATATTTTGTAACCATCATGCTCAGGTGGATGGTTCTGTAATCAGGAAGGAGCTGATTCCCCCATGACCTTAGAGGACGTCCGTACCCTCAAGAAAGACACCCTGACCCCTGCCATCGTGGCGGATGTGTTGGACTGCGACCCACAGTATATCCGGATCGCGGCCCGGCAGTGCCCGGAGCGTTTAGGGTTCCCGGTGGCACGGATTGGAAACCGGGTGAAGATTCCCCGCCTTGCCTTTATTCGCTGGATGGAGGGGGAGAAAGAGGAACTGGTTTAGAAAGGAGAACTTGGAATGAACCCAGTACAAGAGATCAAGCAACGCCATGACATGGACATCCTGCTGCGGGCCATTGCCCCAGCGGCCAGAAAGCGCCAGGAGGCCCGGCGCAGAAGGGAGATGGGGAAGAGCCGGATCAACGCCGCCTTGGCCCGCCGGGGCATTCCCTTCCGTGTGGTATGAGGGGCGCGGTGTATCGTCTCTGCCGCCGGTGTAAGCAGCGGTGGAACGTGTCCGCCCTGGAACCTGGAGAGAAGGTATATCTCTGCCCCAGGTGCGAAAGGGGGTGGGGATATGGTGAAGATCAACGGGGTCAAGGTGCAGACCGAAGGGAGGAAGCCTTGGAACACCGTTCCCTCTGGGCCCGGCTGTGACCGACGAAAGAGCAAAAATGGGGTTGTCCCTGTGTGGGATTCCCCGGAGAAGATTCAGCGGTGCTTGAACTGTACCAATCCAGATTGCAACGGGCGCTGTCCGCGTGAGTTTCGCACGAAGCAGGGCCGCCCCCTTATTCCCATGCCGGCGGACTTTCCAGAGAAGGAGAAGCTTCTTCGATACCATGAGCTGATCGACCATTACGGCGTGAATACCACGGTTATCACCCGATGGAAAAAAGAACTCCGTGGAAAAGGCGAAAAATAAACTCTGCCGGTTTGCAGCACCGGCAGAGTTCAGAAAGGAGAATACTTGAAAAAATAAGCTATGTTTCTTCCGCTTAACTTTATTGTAACAAAAATTGGAGGTTTGTCAAGATGGAGGAACGAATCAACTTTTTCCCCAAAAAGGTGGTTATAGAGGTTTCTGCCAGGACATGCCGGAACTTTATCATGGACACATGCCTGGATGACTTCATGGATTACATGTTCTTATATAACAGTTTCACCATGTCGGCCTATCTGGACGAGAAGATGGACCTATTTCAGGAATACCTGGACTGCGGCGAAAAGGGGGAGTGACTTATCGGGATTCCAGTTTTGATTTATGGCAAGAGCGGGTCTGGGAAGTCCCGTTCTCTGAAAAACTTTGCCCCAGATGAAATCTTTTTGATTAACGTGGTGGGCAAACGCTTGCCTTTCCCCGGGACCTTCCGATACCAGATGAAGACAGACAGCTACCAGACCATTACCACTGGCCTGCAAAAGATGCCCACCAAAACCGCTGTCATTGATGACGCTGGGTACCTTTTGACGAATACCTTTATGAAGTGTCACTCCGCCCCCAAGGCGGGAAGTTCAACATTCGATCTCTACAACGATATCGCGGACAACTTTTGGCGGCTGCTGATGTTCATTCAGGCACAGCTTCCAGAGGATGTCATCGTCTATATCCTCATGCACGAAACTACATCCGATTTTGGAGAAACCAAGCTGCGGACCATTGGAAAGCTGCTGGACGAGAAGGTTTGCATTGAGGGGATGGTCACAATCTGTCTGCGCTGCATGGTGGAAGGGGATCGCCATTTCTTCCGCACCCAATCCAATGGAATGGACATTTCCAAGTCGCCCGAAGAAATGTTTGACCTGGAGATTGAGAATGACCTGAAATTTGTCGATCAGCGGATTAGAGAGTATTGGGGGCTGCTCCCCACCACATCTCCCAAGGAGGCGACAGACAATGGCTGAATTCTCCCACGGGGTGAAGGAATATATCCGCGCCCGCGCCATGGTCGAGGTAACGTTTCCCGTTGACTTTAAGGATAACGTGGACATTCGTTGCTGTCAGTGCAAATACTACCGCCGCAACTACCGCAGCTGCGGTCTCAACGGGGAAATTTGCGAGTACCCAGACAAATACATCGGGAGCAGATGCCCCCTTATATTTTACACCAAGGAGGAACAAAAACCATGATTCAAAGACCGAAAAATTGGGATTCCGTGCAGGAGTTCTCTGACCGACCCAAACTCCCCCTGGACGCCTATGTCTGCCGGGTCAAGCAGGTATCCTTTGCGGATACCAATTATGGCCCCCAGCTGCTGGTCCTCTTCGACATTGAGGAGGGAGAGCAGAGAGGATA